CTGCTTCTTCCCCTTGGCGAACAGGTCGGCGTCCTGCGTCGATTTCGAGGTAGACCACTTCTCCACAATCTTGTGCGTCCCGGTTTCGTCCTTCCCCATGACAACCCGCCGCTGCCGGCCGGTAACTTCCGCGACGAGATCCGTGCCGAAATGGTTCAGAAGCATCTCGAGGGGCCCGTCGGACACCTTGATCGACCCGAGCTTGTCGAGAAGCATCTCCCGGAGGGCTACCGCTTCGGCGTTCTCCACAGGGGCGCCCTTCGAGTCGAGAGCGATTTGCGATTGTACGTTCCCGTTTTCGTCGAGATACTGCTCGTACTGCGCGACCGGGAAGGAGTTCTTGACGTACTCCATGAGCTGCTCCCGGGGCGTCATGTCGAGATCCTCGAGCTCCATATCTTCCTCGAGGCGCGCGAGAGCTCGTTCCTGGGCGGCGGCGTTCGTGTTGACGAGCTGCACGACGGCAGAATGGCCGGCCTTCAAGTCCTTCTCGATCGACGCGATTACCGAGGGGGTCTGCATCGAGGTAATCACCTGATTGAAAAACCGCTGATGCGCACCCCAAAACGCTGACATGGCCGCTGATTTTGCCCGGGAATTCGGCTTCCCCCGATCGTTCCCCGAGGTAATTTTCAGGGCTGCATGGACGTTCTGCAGGACCCCCTGCCATGCCGTCGCAAGCTCGTCGTAGGCGTTTTTCTGCTCCGGGGTGAGGGGATGCTCGAGCTTCTCGTACGAAACATCGTCGTAGGACAGGGACCGCGCGAGATAGTTCCCCATGGCCTTCATGTCCCGGGCGACCATCTCCATGGCCGCGATGCCCCCGGCGCTGATCTTCTCGATGAAATCCCGCTTGTTGGCGAACGGAGTTCCCTCGCCCCACAGCCCGAGGCGATCGGCGTAGGAGAGGTTCGTCACTTCCGTCGCGCCGGTCGCGGAGACGTACAGGACACGGGCGTTTGGGAGCTTCGCTTGGAGATCCACGCCGGCGAGGGCCTTCTCCGAGGGCTTGGACATACCCATCTTACCCAACATGGCGAGGGCGTTCCCCATGTTGTGCGCCTCGTCGAACACGATCACGCCGTCATAATCCGGTCCAAGCCAATCTACGATTTGCTCGAGGCGGGATTTCCCCGCGACGGCGCCGGCGATCTTCGTGCGAGGTTTCGTTTTCAGGAGGTCGTATCCGAGGAAGGCGATCCCTTCCTTTGCCTGGATCGGGGCCCCAAGCTTGGTTTTCGAGAAGTCGAATATCAGCTTGGGGTCCCACCCGATTCCGTTCACATCCCGCTTGGCATCGTCGATGAGGGGGGAGTTCTGCGAGATCCACAGAGCCCGTTTTCGTCCCTGGTTCCAATTATCGAGAAGGACGCCGGCGATTTCCCGGCCCTTGCCTACGCCGGTTCCGTCTCCGATGAAGTACCCCTTCCGGTATGGCACTTCGACGCCGTTGAGAGCCCGGGTCCCGGGGAGCATCTCGCTGTGGGATTGGCCGGCGTAGATGATGGACTCGAGCTGCGCCTCGCTCAACTTCCCGGAAGTGATGAGCTCCTTCGGTAGTTTCGGGCTGTAGGTCGCGTCCGGGGGCTCTACAATCGACATGGCCGCGGATTCGACGAGCTTTCCTGGATGAGTTTTCGCCCCCGGGACGAGGGCCTTCTGTGGGCGGTAGTTCTCGAATACCGAGTCGGAAAAATCCTCCCCGGCAAGCTTCGTCGCTGCTTTTTTTACATCGAGCCCTTCCGGGGCATCGACGGGTAATTCGACGCTGACGGGAGGCTCAACTTGTGCTCCACTTCCCCCAAGATCGACGCCGCCAACTGCTCCGGGCTCTGCCGGGGCTTCGGCGCCAGCTCGTTCGGTTCCCCCTGCGCGTTTTCCTCGAGGAACTTCTGCGCGTTCTCCGGGCTCCACGACAGCATCCCGTCCACCGTGAGCTGCAGCTCCGGGCCCCTCGACGGGTACAGGCCCCGTTCCAGGGCGAGGCTTGCCAACTGCAGGGAGTACAGGTACTTCGGGTCCGGGACTTCCTTGAGGGACGCCAGCGCCAGCTTGCACCGGCGATTCAGGAGGCTTCGGTTCTGTGGCAACTTCTCCTGTTGCAACGCTTGGTCGGCCATTTCGCACCCCCTGGAGCAAGCCGATCAGATCCTCGATCCGATCAACGTCTCCGGTGATGGGGCCCCCCGCCTTCACGATGCCGGCCCCGATTTTATCAATGACCAGGACTCTATTATCGAACGAAGTTCCGTACTTTGTATATTCTTTTCCGCTGACCCCGACATTCGCCTTCACGGTGTATTCGTCGCTGATCTTCTTCCACCATTGGCCGAAGGTGGGAGCCCCCGGGGCCATCCCGCGGCCTACGATCGCCACAAGGCGCCCCCCAGGGGCGAGGCGCTTCAAGGCTTGCTCAACGTGCCGCGCCCCCGTCATCGTCTCCATCTTGTCGCCCATCCTGCCGGCCGTGGCCGAGAAGGGGGGATTCATTACCACGACGGTCGGGACCACATCCTTCGGGAGCACGTTATTGAGCTGCTCCGCGTTCTCCGTGAACACCTTCTCGAATCCGAGTTCTTTCAGCATCTCCGCGCGGCGCGGGGAGAGCTCGTTCACGATCACCTTCGCGCCGGCGTTCTTCCCGAATATAGCGAGGCCCCCGATCCCGGCCGAGGGCTCGAGGTAGGTTTCCCCGGGCCGGATGTTCGCAACCCAATTCGCCGCGAATCCGAGGGCGGGAGGGGTCGAGAACTGCTGGAAGGCGTCCATTTCTCCCGTGCGCTTGGTCTGCGTCGGGAGCTTTGCGACGAGATCCCGGAGGGCCCCGATCTGCTTCACGGCTTCCGGCGCGCCGATCCGGGGATCCGTGACCATGGACCCCTCGATCGCCTTGTTGACGCCGAGCTCCATCGCGTCATAGGCGTCCTTGACGGTGTACTTCCCCTCCGCTTGCGTCCCGCCGTGCGCCTCGTCGGCCATCCGGAACAAGTCTTTCGATTCAAGGGTGATCCCCGATTGGATATGCGCCTTCACCCTGCCGGCGATCTTCGCCGCGGCCGTAAGTGCTGCGGGGGTTGCCGCCTGTTCCTCATCCGGAGGAAGCACTTCTGGGATAATTGCCTCGCTCGTCGCCTTCTTCGGGAACGGAACAACGTCCATTTCGCGCAGCTTTGCGATCAATTCGGACTTGGCATCGAGGGCTTCCGGCGTCCGATTGGTGGGCCCGTACTTCCCGAGGTATTCGTCCCAAAGTGCCTTCCGGGCCGGTTCGGCGTTCTTCATCAACTGAAATAGGAGCGAATTCAGCCCGTCCTCGCGGTTCTTTGCCGCGGGGGAGGCTTCCTCGATCGGGACCGCCTTCACGCCGGCGCGGGTCGGGATGATCGCCGCCTTCTTCCAGGTGACGGCAGGGGGCTCCGCGGCTTTCGTTTCCGCAACCTTCCGGGCGTAGGCTTCGGCTGCGGTCTTTTCCCCCTTCCGGGGGTCGATGACGAAAGAGCCCACTCCGGGGTCCTCGTTGAACATGGGGATGGGTCCCAAGGGGCTTTCCTGGATCCCGCTGAATACCACGTTCGGGCCGAGCTTCGAGGCTTCGGCCGCGTAGTCGGGGGCCGCGGGGGCGGGAGGGGGCTCCGGTTTCGTCAGACCCGCCGCTTCGGTGACGATCGCCCCGGGCTTCCGCGGTTCCGGGGGGCGTTCGGCCCGGGCCTTCTCGAAGGAGACAACCGATGCCGGCTTCGGGGCGATCGCCTTCGGAGGCTCGATCACGACCGGAGCCGGGGGCGCGCCCTCGATGATCTCCTGCTTCCGCTTCTCGAGCGCATCGAAAGAATCGTGCCAACGGTTCATCCGGTCGGTAACTTCGAGCCGCGCCATGGTCCCTTCGGCCCCGGTGATCGACTCTTTCTCCTTGTAATCCTTGGCTAAATCGTCGAGGTTCGCCTGGACCGCGGCGAGATCCTTGTCCACCGTCTCGAGGTCCGGGACCTGATCCTCGCGGAAAGAGGACCGCATCGGGCGATCCGCGGCCCTTCTTTCGCCCCGTGGAGACGTTACAACGGACGCAGGGGCGGGGGGAGCCTGGGGCTCGACCTTGGGCGCGATCGTAGCAGGAGGGGCTACAGGGGCTTCGGGCGGGGGTGTTTCGACCGGCACGGGCGTTTCTGCCGGTGGAGTCGCGTATTTCCCTCCCCCTCGAGCCTCGTATGCCTTTTTCCATTCCTCCGGTCGGATCCGGATGATATCGGCTTCGCTCATCCCGGAAGCCTTCATCTGATCGACGGAGGACAGGACGAGCCCCCGCTCCGGGATCGTCAGTTTGCGATACCAGGTGGACTCGAGGACGGGCTTCGGGATCCGGCCGAAAGCCTTCCCCATCCCCGCGAGAATCGGTGCGCCCTCGAAAGCCGTTGCCGTCGCCGCGGCCCATATAGGAGATCCGGTTTTCTCGAATACCGCTTCCGCGGCGATATCCCCGGCGATTTTCGGGGCCGAAAGGACTTGGTTGATGCCCTCCCGGTACTTTTCCGCGCCCTTCGGAAGAACCGCCTTCCAGACAGGCTCCATGGGAGCCGCTTCCGCGACGGCCCTGTACGCTTCCGGGATGAGTTCCGGTTTGCCGCCGATGACAGCGGCCGGCGCGGCGAGAGCTGCCGCACCACCCGCTGCAATCCCCTGAACGATACCCTTGGAGAGATCGACCGCCGAAGCCGCGGCTCCCGTGAAGGCTGCGCCCGGGTCCTCGAGGGGCACCATGCCGAAGGCGTCCGGCTCCATGATCGCCCCCGGGGTGGTCGCCGTGCCGGCTTTCTTCCCCGTGACGAGATCCCATACGTTCATCGCCGCTTCGCCGGCGCGGTCGAGGATCCCCGGGTCGTACGGGACTCCACCGGCCTTGAGGGCTTGATCGTACGGAGTGACGGCAGGAGCGTCTACAGGGACTCCCCCTGCTTTCAGGGCGTCATCGTAGGCGCTCATTTCACCCTGTTCCCCGCGGCGTCGAATTCCTGCACCGTGCCGTCAGGCATCTTCACCTTTCTCGTCGCACCAGCCAACGCCGCACGGGGATTCCTGGCGCTCTTGGTGACTCCCTTCGGGAACAGCTTTTGCCGTTCTGCGGAAACCTGTTCGATCGTCGGAGCCTTGTTCCCCTTCTCCCCGAGGGATTCCTTGGCGCGGCGCTCCTGAAACTCGAATTGCTTCTCGCCTGGACGGGGCCCCCCGCCCTTCCCCCCGGGCCCCCCCGCGCCGGCCATTGGCTTCCCTGCGCCCCTGATGATCGAGCCCGGAACCTTCTCCACGATCCGGACAGTCCCGTTCGCGTCCGTGACGAGCTGCGTTTTCGGGGGAAGCTTCGCTTGCCCGTTGTAGAGGGCGTCGGCAACATCATCCGGAAGATTGTTCTTGTCGTACGCCTTCGTTTCCCCGTCGATCGTCAGCTCGACGATAGACGCGCCCTTGTCCGGAGCGTTCAACTGTTTCTGTAGCCCCGTCAGGTCCTTCACCTTCCACATCGGCATATTCGGGTCGAGTCCGTACTGATTTTCCCCGATGGGCTCCGTCTCTCGCTTGTTCTTCAATGCTGTGTCTGCCGCGATCGCGTCCCTGGACCGTTGCGCCGCCTTCCGTTCCTCGAGGGAGCCCATGTAATACTCGTTCCGCTGCTCCGCGGCGGTCCTCCGGTCCTCCCGGGCGAGGGCGTGTTCTTCGGCCGTCTGTGAAAGGAGGGTATCCTTCCGCTTTGCCTCGAGGGCCTTCTCGTACGCTCCCACCCCGGCAAGTCCCGCTTGCCCGAGGATTTCCGTGTTGCTATACGGGACCCGACGAGGGGGAGTCGCCATCATCGAAAGCCCCGCCGTCAGGAGTCCCATCTTCGCGGGGTCCTTCAACCCCTCTCCTACTCGAGACAGCCCCGCGTTGAATCGGTCGGTCAGCGAGGGAGACGCCCCGGGGGTGGGGCCGGTCCATTGGTCTTGATTGCCTTCGGCCACATCGAGGGCGTGTTCCTCTTGAAACTGTGGATCCGCTGCCGGAGATATGGCGGGTGCCGGGGGGGTCGGTGTCGGAGACGCCGGCATGGACAGCGAGGGATCCACGTTGAATTTCGTGGGGCCCTCAATGCGATACAGCCCCGGCGCAAATCTTTTCGCCCACTCCTGGAAGATGTTTGACCCCTGAATTGTTTCCATGCCGCCCTCCCCCTATCCGAATAATGCGCCGGCGATCCCACCCACGACAAACCCGATCGCTGTTCCCCACGGTCCAAAATAGGACCCGATCATCGCGCCCGTCATCGCCCCTCCGACCGCACCCATCACCTTGTTGGATTTCGGATCGGTCGAGGTCGTGGTCTGCTGGCTTCCCGTGAGAGCCCGGAGCATATTCCCGAAAATCTCAAGGTTCGCCACAGACATTTCCTGCTGCTCGATAAAAAGCTTGTGATCCAAGACGTAGGAGTTTTGGAGATATTCCCGGTTCGCAAGCCCCGCCTTCCGAAGCGTCTCCGCGTCGATGACGGGATGCTTTCCCATTTCCACCCCGTACGCGAGGGCGTGATCGAGGAACACCCGCTCCTTCGCATAATTGTCGGCATAAATCGCCGCGCTGACCCTGGCGTTGAACAGGGCGGGGTACGCTGCGGCGAGAGCTTGCGCGAGAAAGGTCCCATCCGGATCCCCGACGTACCGTGCTTTCTTCCCGATCCTCGAGCTCACCGATGCGAAGTCGGTTGTGGAATTCCCCGTGACAAGCGCGAGGGCGTCGATGAATTCCTGCTTCGTGCCGGCGAGTCGGTTCCCTTGAATCACATCGAGGATGAAAGCCGTCGCCTTCGAGATCACTTCATCGCCCCCGGCGCCCCGGATCGCAAGCGCCTGGATCCCGTCAGCCTCATTCTGTGGTTGCGCCGCGACGATCGACCCGCCATAGGCCACAAGCGCCGGCTGATTCCAGAGGTCGTAGGCCATCTGCCCGTACTGCTTCACATAATCTTGGGCCCAGGTCGGGACGGCTACAACGGTGTTGGTGGACATTCTATTGTCCTATCATTTCGGGATTGTTCCGATCAAAGCCCATGTTTTCGGCCGAATATGCCTTCACCGCTGCTTGAGCCCCCGCCGCCGTGGGGTTGCTGTACGGGTTGCGCGAAGTCCCGGAGTACATCGAATAGAGGGAGAGCCCCGCGATCGCAAAGCCGGCAATCTGCGAGATAGCGGACGGCTTGTGGTATTGAACGGTCTGCGTCCTTGAGGTCGAAAGGATTGACTTGACCGCGTTCCCGAGAATGTCGAGGTTCCGGATCGGGAGGATCTGCACTTCGTTGTAGTGGTCCCAAACGTCCTGCAGGGATCCCTGGTTGTATTCCCGCTCGTAGGCGCCGGCTTGACGCAGCATCTCCCCATCCCGGATGCATTGGAGCCCGTACGGGGTCGCGTGGGCCATCCCCTGGTGCATGAGCTGGCGTTCCTGAATATAGTCCTCGTAGAACATCTTGGCGATTTCGTTGATCTTCGCCATCATCAGTTTCGCCGCCCTGGCTTCCGCGATGTTGTGATCGCTCCCCCCGAAGGAAAAAACGTGCTGGTGCTGAATGATCGGCATGACCGAATCATCGAATTCCTCAAGAAGCGCCTCGATCCTTTTCCCATAATGCGCCGCGATCTTGGAATTCGTGTTGAGCTTCAAGCCGTCGTACAGGTCCCGGAGATAATCCTTCCCGTAGGCTTCGACCGCCGCCCCCGTGGTCCCGCGGAGGGCAAGCGCCGCGATCCCGGCAAGCTCGTTCGCGTTCTGCTCCGCATAGGTCGGATCGGTGTACTCCGTGAAATTCCCCGGGGATCCCGCCATGTCCATAGCCGATTGGATGTAAGCCGTCGCCCAGGACTGAATGTTCGGGATGTACGTCGGCAGGAGGTTCGTCATCGTCACCATGTCTTGCGAACCGCCCCCGCCGCCGCCTTCGCAAGCGAACCGATCCTCAAACCGATCCCGCCTCGAGGGGGATTCCTCGAGAAACGCGAACAGCTTACGATGCGATCCGCACAGGAACATGGGCTACTCCTTGGAGAGCTGCTTCCGGTAATTCGAGTATGTTTCGACGTACCCGAGGGCAGAAAACGCGATCCCGTTCCCGTGCGCCGTGGACAGGGAAATATACGGGGATCCCATCTTCTTTGCCTCTGCCTCGAGATATTCGAGGCCGTTCTTCATCATGTTCGACCCACGGAATTCCGGCATGATGTAGACCGCGAAGATATGGAATCCCGCGTTCCGCAGGGGTTCGATCACCGAGAAGCCCACGAAATCCTTTGCCGGCTCCATCAGCTTCTTTGCGAACGTCTCCTGGAACTGTTCCGGCTTGATCCCCGTCCGATCGGCGTACCCCAGGTGGAGCTGCTTCGCCCCGTAGAGGATATCGTTCATCACCTGATACGCCGTGAATTCCCCGAGAGACGCCGCCGCGAGTTCCTTGATCCCCGGGAGGATCACGGGCGCCACAGCATTCAGAAGAAACTGATTCTGGCAGGGAAGAAGCCCCAGGATGAGCTGTGCGTTCCCCTGTCCCGGATCGACCTTCGGCGTCATTTGCAGCACGTTTCCGCTGTTCATCTTGTCCCCCTGAGTTCGTAGTTTATGGTGTAGCCAGACAACATCCAAGGCGTATCTTTCTGATTCGAGTAGAACCGCACACGGACCCATTTCCCTTCCTTCCGGAAGCCGCTGAAATCGACCTTCTCCGATGAGCCGATCGTGAAGGCCCCAGGATCCGACCATTTGATATCGTCGGCCAGCCGATTCCGGACGCCCACCTGTACGAGTAATTCGCAAACCGTGGTCTGTTCCTTGAGGTCCGGTATCACTTCCGCGATCACCTTCATTCTATTCGGATGATCGAAGCTCATATCCCCGGACTCGAGCCGGCCGTCGATCGCCTGGTACGCCGAGGCCGAAAAATCGTTGTCACCGTAATCGAGGCGCAGAAGGTCGCCGTTCGCGTTCCCCACAATTTCGGCCGGCATCGCCGTTGTGCCTGAATCGGCGTGACAGGAGAAATTCACATCGAGGATCGTCCAATTCTTCAATTCCTCGTTGTAGACGAAAGCGGTATCCGGGACCACGCTCGAGCCCATCGGGACGCAGAACCATACTTCCCCGGTGGACAGCATCGGGAAGGCGAAAGCCGTCGCCATGGCGCTCACGTTGACGCCCTTGAATAGCTCGTCCCTGATCGGAAGGCCGATATCTTCCGTGAGCTGCCCGGAAGTCCGATGGATGTCCCGCTTCCCGATGAAATAGACATGGCCCCGGAGACGGCAAGCCGCCCGAGGTCCCATGATTTCCGCTTCTTGGTCGATCAAACGAAACTGTTTCGTGACTTGGGAGAAGTCGGATGACCAAATGCCCCGCTCCGTGAAATAGAAGATTCTCTCGCCGTGGGTGACTTGCGCGATGATGTTCGCCAGCGCGGAGGCGATCGTGTTGTAATCAATGATATCGAAGTATCCGGCTTTCCCGTCCGTCCCAATCGTCCAATTCTCCGGGTTCCCGGGCTCACACCATCGGGTGCGGCCCGTGTAGGCGTACCCTCCTTCGCTGATGTTCGACACCACCAGCCGGTGCAGGACGCTCGATATCCGCTTCGCGTAGGTCGGCGCTCCGGAAAGAGGCGCAAGGATCCCCGCGTAGCTGGCCCACTTCCAGATGGCGTTCTTCCCGTTCGACAAGATCGGAAGGCCGGAAACCAAGGCGAACTGCCACAGGTCCGAGGCGCCACCCGTGGGCGTGATTGCCGGCGTGATATCCGATGCCGCGCTGAAATCAGCGTTGAAGGCGAATACTTGGGTATCGCAGCAAACGATCGTCCTCACCGCGCCGTCCGTTCCGATGAACGTGAAGGCGTCCCGGACCGGCAGGGCCCCGTCTGCGGTTGTCAGGTACGTTTTCCCGAGGGCCTTTCCCGCGTATCCCGGGGTGAAGCGCACATTCCGGCCGATCGACCAAATCACCTTCGAGGTCGGAAGCTGCGGGACGAGCCCCTTGTCGGTGTCTCTGACGGTATGCGTTTCGACGCTCATGGGCGCTCCTGGACGGTCATCCGGAAGATTTTTTCGTAGACGTACCCCGCCGTTGAGGTTCCCTGCACCGCCACAAGGTACGTCTCCCCGTCGAGCCCTACCGCTACCCGAATCCCCGCTTTCGGGGAGATCACTTCCGAGAACGGGGCCACGGTTGCAGAAACATCGCTCCCGTCCGATTCCTTCGTGGCGATCACCGCAACGGTCGCAAGCGTGTCGCCGGACTCGAGGCGCCGGGAAAAACTGACGGAGAACGAAAAGGTATCGTCCGGTTGCTTGTTGAAGGTGTCCGTCACGACGGTCTGGATCATCAGTAGGAGATCCCGCTGATACCTGTTCCCCTTGCTGGTGAAAACAACGCATTGGATGTTGTGCTCGTCGCCTTCCGTGCCGGCCTTCAAGACCACGACCACATCCGAATCGACGGTTGCCTCGCTGTCAATGATCGTGGCCGCGCTCGACACTCCCGTAGCCGCGGAGACACAGGTGATCGTCCTTGTGGTGATCGTCTCTCCCGTGATGAAGTCCGTAGAGAAACTGAACTTTACCGGGAATTTCTCGATCGGTGACTTTATTATGGAGTCCATAGATTCCCCGTAATTCCCCGCGGAGCGTTGAATTGGTTGACCCCGGACCCTGCACCCGCACCGCCCAAGTGTGCTATGTACGAATAATCCGTGATGCTGAAACGCTGCACCCGATGATTTGATCTCTCCGTCGTGTATAATGACCCCTTCATTGCCCAAATCCCGGCCGGCATCATAAGCCCACCAGGATCAGCGGAATGAGATCGGATGGAAGAATCAACCGCATCTAACTCTCCTGCTGATAAATACTTATCTATAAATGGAAATGTCTCATTGAATTCGTAGCATACAAACATATTGCCAAAATACAGACAAACGCTTGATAAATCATCAAACCCGGATGAGTAGGACGATGCGACTCCCATGCTGTTGCCTCTATGAGCCTCAAAAGTATAATCGCTTAAATCTACCTTCAATATCCTGTTGTTTCCATGATCGGCTATAAAAAGAAAAGAACCATCAGAAGAAATCCCCTTTGGGCTGCTTAGGTGAATAGCCTTAATAGGGTCGGGAATAGAAACGTCAGCATAAATATACCCACCTAACTCCGCGTCAACCACGCCCCTGGCCCCCGCCCATGCCGCCGCTCCGTATATTTGATAAGTAGTCCAAGGGCCGTCCGCGCTTGGTCCATATTGCTTAGCTACGTTATTCGCATATCCTCCACCTTCCGATCCAAAAAAAACTGCACGATGCCATACCCCAGGGGCGAACTCTGTCCCTCGAGTCAACGCTACGGCGGGGCCATCATAAGGCACGATCCCCCCGGGGTAACTTACCTCATCAGGGCCGGCCGCGATCGGATCCCCCTGATGCTCCCCGCCAGATTCGGCAATCCGGACGCGATGAAGAACATCGTTGAAGTGCCCGAAGGACGATAGGAACGTCATTCCTGAAAGCGTCATTTTCACAATTCGGCTGTTACCGGTGTCTGCAACATAGAGAAACGAACCATCAGAGCAAACACCTTCCGGAGAATCGAATTGGCCGTCTCCCGTGCCATAAGATCCAGATTGGCCTACATAAGAAAGATCAGATAGTTTGCGTTTCACGATCCGATGATTTCCGGTATCTGCCGTGTAAATATACCCCCCATAAATGCACGATTGGGAAGGAGTGTTATAGTTTTCATTTCCAGATCCGGAGCTGCCCGCAGAAGCAATCCAAACAAGCCCTCTTGTTAATTCAATAATCCGATGATTCCCGGTGTCTGTAACAACAAGAAATCCCTGAGCTTCGGGGGATTCTGGTGGATCGGCGCTTAGCACAACCCCTTTTCCGCACGAAACAAACAATTCCACCACGTTGCTGTAGAAATACATAGCCCCAACATTTGCCCCGACGTAAAACGAGTATATTTTCGACGGATCAAGGTCGGCCGTAAGATACGAGAATTCATTCGTCGTGGCGAGAAGGACGTATTCCTGTCCGGCCGGCTTATTGGATTTCCAGAATATCCTAAAGTCGGCGTTTGTTTCATACGTCCACGTTAATAGAACCTTCCTTGTTCCGGAGGTAGCCGCTGAAAGAACGGGGTTAGCCATTACGGGATCTCCGGAAGAAGCGCGTAGTGATCTTCGCCATCGTGAAGTTGTACTTCATCTTCGACCCGAAATCGAGGCTTACCCTCCACAAGTAATTGAATTCCCGCGCGATGTAATGAGCAATCTCCCACATGACCGTGAACTGACGGGAGACGTAAGCGAGGACATACCATTGAGCCGTCCATTCCCTCGAGACGCCAAGGAATGTAGACCAAAGGTAATTGATCTCCTTGGACACCCCCCCGAGCTCGTACCACAGGGCCGTCCTTTCGGTCGAAATCTGATATTCGTCCCGAAGGAGGTAGTAGCTCATTGACAGAAAACCTCATGTTGTGTAATATTCCTGCCATGGGTAAGATGAAGGTTCGTGAATTTATTTGTCCAACGTGCAAAAAGGGATTCCAACGCCATCGAAAAATCGCTGGGTTTTGTAGCCATTCTTGCGCAATGGTTTGGCGTGAAAATCCAGATCACAAGCGGAGAACAGCCGAGGAAAAAATTGAACGTGGCAGGAGTTATGCGAGAAATAAATGGAACGAGAAATGCGATGACCCGAAATGGAGAAAAGAAAAACTTGAGGCCACAAAGCGTTACAACCGAGAGCTTCGCCTTTCCGTGATGATGGCATACGGGGGGCTTTCCTGCTCCTGCGATCACCACGGGGAACCTTGTGGACCTAAACCGATAGAATTTCTCGCACTCGATCATATCGGAGGCAACGGAAAAGAAAATGGCAGAGCTACGGGATACACGCATTACCGGAATCTCCGGAATCTTGGATACCCCCCGGGTTATCGTGTTCTCTGCCATAACTGCAATGCCTCTCTCGGCTTCTACGGCCGCTGCCCCATGTCCGATACCGAAACTCAGCAACGTTGGAAAACCTCCCCTGGCAACAAAAAGGTCAGGGTGCTGAACCAACTGTGCACGTGATCTTGCCCGAATCCGAGGCTTGCGCGGCCGCTGGCGCGACGATCCGCTTGAACCATATCCTTGCCACCCCTCCCGCTACTACGTCACCCAGGGCCAGCCCCGCGCCCAAGGAGAGAGGCGTCGAGAAGGAAAGGCCGGTCGGCGCCGTCGTTTCGTTGACGATGCTCTGCGTCCCGGTCGAATCGTAGGCGATTTCGATGGTCGTGTCGGCCGAGGTCGTTTCCTGGGAGATGAACACCACGGCGCCGTAAGCCGTCAGCGCGGAGGCGTTCTTAAACGACAGGGCCCGGTAGTGGGTGCAGCCGGCGAGGGCTTGCGCGGGAGATACGTTGTCGAACAGGTTCTCGAGGGTCGCGTCGGTGAGCTGGACGCTCGAGATCAC